ATATCCTGCTCATCGATTTCCTTGGCGGCCTTATCGCCGAAGGCCAGTTTCAGGATCGCGTCCATATCGTCCTGATCAATCTTCATCAGCTTTTTGACTGTACTGGTTCGGCTGTCCACCGGATACACCTTGTCCCCGATCCGGATTTCCGGCGTGTTGGTCAGCAGCTTGCCGTCTATGGTATAGAGCTTGCCCATCGTCGATTCCTCCTGTAAGTGCGGCCCCCGCCATCACCGACGGGGGCCGTATTGTTTAAGCGCTGGCAGGCGTGTAAGTGGGTTTCCCGTGGCTCATCACATCAAACTCCAGGACGGCCACGTTGGTGCTGTCGCCGCCACCAATGGCAGTTACGTTGATTACTGCTTCCATTTCCAGCTTGTCTCCGTTGGGGAAGGCCCACTCGAATTTGGTGTCGCAGTCGGTCCCGGACTTCCAGGCCAGCCCCGCTATATAGGCGTTGCCCGGATCACTGGGACAGAGCTTGCCGGATAGGCTGATGGTCAACGCCTTACCGGTGGTCATTCGTTTTGTCCAGCCCTCCGCTTCCATGGGCTTCCATTCCTCTACGTTGCCGTCAATGGACACAGAAAAGCTTTCCATTTCCGCGACCGTCACCATGTCGGCCGCCTCGCTGCTTCGCCCCGCTTTGCCGACCTTGAACACATTGTCGAAAACCGGGAACACTCCGGTATTAGCCATTTTCTTCATTCCTTTCATATCGAATATGGATCCGGATAACATACTCACAGATCCGTCCCTCGCGGCCCGCCCATTCCGGCTGCTTTCCAGGGTCGGCGGATACGACCCGCACCCCATCCATGACGGTGCCGGACAGGCCATGCAGCAAATCGTACACCTCCATAGCTTTGGCGCAGGCGGCGACCGGGCTGGTGGTCCAGTGTATCAGGACGACGTATGCGCGGTCCTGGTATTTTGTGTTTTTTCTGCCGCCGACACAGATTCGCTGGGTGCCGGAGGCTTTGCCGTCATACACGCCGATATACCGGTCCTGGTTTCCGTCTATGGCGCCGACCGCTATCTGCCCGTCTCCGAGCTTCATCTGCTCCTTGAGCCAGTTCTTGAGGTTTTCCGCTGTCACAGCTTCGCCTCCTTTTTGAGCAGGGATTCAAATGTTTCCAGGACAAAATCCTTCCTGTCCCCATCAATCCACGGCTCCAGCCATTCGCCGCCGGCATGGGGGTTGTTTGCCTTTTGGAAATTGTATTCCGGATGAAAATACAGGCGGCGGGCCTGGGGGGACCCGGTGACAAGGGCGGCGTGGACGACGTCCCCGGATTGCCACGTATCGGTGAAGGTATCAACGTTCTGCATGGTTCCGACGTTGTACGGCATGACCTGTGCAGAAACCACGTCGGTGCGCAGCGCCTCCATCGTCAGCTCCGCAGACCGCAGGGCTGCCGCCTCCAGGTCTTGAAGCGCCCGTGGATCCAGGGTGATTGTTATACCCATCACATCAGCTCCAGTCTGGTATAGTTGACCGTCCCGTCCGGGTTGCGGGCGCGGGCGGCGGACTGGATCACCCGCGGCGTGTCGCTGCCGGCGACGGTCACCGTGCCGGACAGCGTCTCCAGCTCCGGGGCGATGTCCCCGTTGAGCAGCACCGCCGCCTGTAGCCGGATCAGACGGCGCTCGGCGTCCATGATCCACTTGTTCGCTTCCGCGTAATTGCCCATGGCCTCGATGACCCGGCCCTCCCTGGGGGTGCCGTCCTCGTTTATCCCGGGCAGTTCCAGACGAATCGTGACCGGCGTCGTACACACGGCGTCCGGCACAAGCACCGGCCACATCATCGGCCCACCCCCCGGTACGTCAGCCCCGT